ACTCAACCAGAAAAGCGACCAGGATGGACAGTACCGCACTAGTCCCGGCAAATGGAGGAAACGTCTCCGGATCTAATCCGGTGCCCGTTGATGCTTCAAACAATACACAAGAGAAAGGGAACCACTGGAAAGGTGGCAAAGGCAAAGGAGGCAAAGGAGGAAACAAGGGAGGGAAAGGAAAAGGTGGACAGGGCAAAGGTGGAGGCAAAGGTGGCCAGGGCAACTACAATCCGTGGTTGGTTTACCCAGGCAACAGCTCATCTAGCTCTAGTTCCTCTCATTATGGAATCCCGATGGAACAGAAGGTGTGCAACTTATGCAACGGTCCAGGACACATTGCTAAGAATTGCACCGCCACGAGTTTGGTTTTCAATGTTCCACCGCAACCCAAGGAAAAGAGTGTCAAGGTTGTGAACCCGAAGCCCGTGAAGTACACCCCACCGTATGCTGATTTCGAGACTTCAGCTACGGCGTACTGGCATTCACTGGTCCCATTGCGTCAACTGATTGTCAAGCTGCTTGAAGATGTGGCTAACGACGACGATCCAGATGATGACTCTATTGGGATTGATAGTGATGTCTATCATGGGCGCGTGATCATCACCACTGGCACTAAGGTGTTAGAGTATAAGGACCAGATTGAGACATTGGCAGCTGAGAAGCCAGTGTTGCTTGTGTGTGCCAATTCCACACCTGTTTTGAACGTACAACATGCGCATACCATTACGCAGGTTAATCAAGGCAGGAACGTGGCAGGGTTGGCCAAACACTTACAGGCAACTACTACGGCTGCTTTCAGCGTCTTGGCACGTGACGGTGTGGTGATTTATTACTGCACCCACGGAATGACGCGGTCTTACATGGCCGCCCATTACGCCATTACCATGCTGCAATGTGAAGATGGTTATAACTTTGACCCTGAGGGTGTTGAATTGGAACTAGCGGAACACCGACCCGGCATGTCCTTTGCTGGTGGTTGGGGTGATCTGCTACGTTTGCATTTCCGGAACACGTTAGCTGTTGGGATTTCGTATGAGACGGAAGACGCCGGTTTGAAATACCTTCCAATGCCCTTCCATGTGCCCAAGCCCCTTCAGGGCAATGCCTTAGTGTTGAGTGACGCCACGCGGCAGCGTACTGTTGATTTGAGCCCCGAGAGTGTGATTTATGCTACTGGTCAACGAATGGCCATGGAGCTACTTGCTGAGTTGGCAGGTGATTACACGCGGACTTTGGGGGCATCAGCAGCTGACGTGCTCGGTGGTGGACCACTAGCTGATGTTCGGCGAACAATGCTTTGCCTGGGTGGACCTCTGTTCAATTCAACTGCTGCTGCGGTTGTACAGATGGGGACTACAAAGGTGGACATGCCGTTACAGCTGTTGTCATACACAGCACTCCCCGCGGAGCGGACGGACTTGAAGAAGGTGCCGACTTCGCTTCATGAGCGCCTGACAGGCAGGATGGTAGTTGGGGTCTTCCCGTATCATGCCGTACCAGCAGCCAATATTGCAAGTGGTTTGAATATTTGCGCAGTGTACGATCATGTTATGTGGGTTTGGCCTGCTCCCGGTGAGTTCAACCGTTGGCGGATCAATGGCATTCTCACGGGTCTACGCGTAGGGCATTACATCATGACATTGGACCAGTCCGTGTCAGTGAGCCCCTTGACTTTCCAATCGTGCTCCAACGATGCACTATCGCCAAAGAGAGAAATGGCGATCCAACGTTGCTGGTCCGGGTACTCCATTGCTGTCGATAGTAATGGTGTGACACGGACAGTGGCTTTGGACTACTCTTTCACCGAAGGATGTAGGGTAGTGTGTCGCTTGGGCGGAGTGGTCATTTACCAAGTTGTTGACATGGCTGAGGTCCAGCCAGTGATTGCAGGCAAGATCGAGATACCTGCATCCATTGCTAACTCATTTGTGACTTGTTCGAAACGCGCAGTTGAGCCACACGCCATGATTTCACTCGTGGTTGGCCAGCTGCCAGACGGAATAGAACATCCACTACCAGCAGTGTCAGTCAACTGGGCGATGAACGAGTTAAACAGACGCAAGACCATGGAGCAGGTAACCACGTATTACGAGACCCAAGCCGACATCTCTGTGCAGGAGACGCAAGCTATGGAAATCGCCCGATTTTCCGCTGAGTACCAACGCGATGGAGGCGTGGGTGCCGGCATTCGGTTTGCGTGGGCAAAGTGGACAGGGAATGCGAAGTACCTGGCTGCTCAATCCCTTCGCTCGCTCTGCTGGTGGAAGCAGACCTGTTGGTCCCTAACCAAGTGTATTGTCAAATGCGTTGTCACATACTATGCCCTCAAAGCGTGTGTCAACTGCATTAGGTTCGCGCTCGCCTATACCATGATGGGTGAGAAACCGGCTGTTGTGGCTGCCCCGCAAAGCGCCAGCGTCCGAAGTATGATTCGTGACGCAGCTACGAACAGTTGGTGTGCGTTGAACCGCGAAGCTATCATTGCCCGTATTACCCCAGTGGAACAGGCGTTAGTTGTGACGCAAGTGGAGGACCTCCCGTCCCCCGGGTTTCACCAAGGCAGTTACGAGGCATGGAGAGTATGGTTGAGATTCTTGAACTTTCTTGACAACATGCACATTACTTTCCGTCCAATTGTGGTCTGGCTTTCTGGATTGTCTGAGAGACAGTTCATTTTGCACGTCACGCTGATGCAGGTGGCGGAGGCCATTCACCCAAACAGTCTTCTGGCTGCTGCGGGTGGGACGCGAGAATTTTGTGCTTGTGTGGTGTTCGGTGTCATCAGCTTCATTCAATCGGCGAAAATGGTCATTATGGCCTCACCGTTGGATGTAGTTGGTCGACTTGTTCGCCTTGCCAAGTGGGTTGCGGAGTCGAAAGTGCTTTCCGTCGGGAGTGCAAGCGTGACACGTGTTTGGGACACGGTGTCCGTTGCGCTGCGTGCCTGAACCGTTCGCGCTCCCAGCTCTAACGCTGGGGTGTTGGAGGCCCTAAGAGAGAGGGCAGTGTATGGAATTTGTTGTGGTAATACTGACCACAGACCGATTAGGGATGATTGTAGTATATCCTTAACCCAAGCAGGTCAAGAAATGTACATGAGTACCTGTGAACCGGAAATCCTAGGGGTTCACACAGGTTTCCATCTAACACAGTCGTGTTGGTATGTGGGGTGCATCCATAATCTGATGGCCGCTTTGAAAGTGAGGCACATGCGTCTGCGTGGGCCTGTGTTAGTGAATGCCGACTGTATGGACGATTGGGTCGAAGCCATTGTCAAGAATACAGCTCCACCTACACAGAAGAAGATCACTTTGAGCGATTGGGTGAAAGTTAAGCTGACTGCGTACCGCGATGAGTTGGTCACTGCTGTATCCGAACAACCTTTCTTGTTCAGTCAAGGAGCGAGTCGTTCCTCTGGGTTCATCAAAGACGAGTTGACACCAGGGAAAATGACGGGAGACGCGCAAGTACGTCTCACAACTCCTTCTGACCAGGAAAAGGCACGTTTAATACAGAGTGCAACCTTCCCGGATCCGTTTGTGTCGAAAGACATGTACGATGCGCAGAAGAGACTGGCCGACGGTGCTATGTCTGGCATGACTTTTACTTTTAAGTTTCTCCGAACCGGCTCAGACCGGGGCCGGGAGATCATCAGGAAGTGGGCGCATATAAATACCAGCGTGACGTATGCTAGTAAGGGAGACCTACGGTATGCTGAATGGCTTGAAGATATGGCGATGCGTGGTTACTCTTTTATTGAGAATGACTTCGCAGCGTTCGATGGGACACTGGCTGATGTACAACTCGAGGTGCAAGACCGAGTTTTACGCCGCGTTGGCGGGCCACGTCTCAAGAATTATTTGAAAGCTGTTCGGAAGACCGTCGGGAAAATTTTCAAGGCAGTCTGGGGCCTGAGAACGTTGTTGATAAAGTATAAGACCGGCGCACAGCGGCGATCCGGTGACTCACACACTTCGATTGGTAATTCGATTGTGTGTGCAGCTGTTATGACTTACATCTTGGCGCAGTTGGGCTGCACTGAGTTTCATATCCTTGATTTGGGAGATGACTCGGTAGTAGCCTATCGGCGTAGTCAGCTTGCACACTTGTCGGACAATCAGTTGAAGAAGGAGGTCATCAGATTGGCTCAAGACTGGGGCATGGAAGCAGAACCACTCGTGATAGCCGATTACGAAGAGGTTAGCTTTTGCTCCATGAATGCGTGGCGGGCATCTCCGAAACAGCGTTTGAGCTTGGAAGAAGGTGGACTGGGATTGAATGCATCCATAATAATGGTGCCGAAAGTTGGAAGGATCCTAACCAAATGGGGTGTTCTGAGGTTCAAATCGCAACTGCGGTTTGAAGAACAGATGGCCACTTGGTCTGTAGCTTCTGCTGATCGGCTCAAACATGATGCGAATGTCCCAATCATCAGTGTGCTAGAGGGGAGGTATGCACCAGCAGCCCTTGCTGAGTGGCGTGACCCTGCAACTCTGGCAACAAATCGGGAGTGGTTTAAGAAGAGGTATGACGTGGATGTTGAAGAACAGTTGCTGATCGAGGCCCAAATCCTTAGTGGGAGGATGGTGGCGCCTGATTGGTTCGCTGCGAAAATTTGGAGTGTGGAGCGGGGTTCACAGGCACCAGCCAGTGACCTCAGCACCAACGTTCAGATTGAGAACATGCTTACCTGGGTTGCCGAGTCACCGGCGATTCAAGAACTGTTAGCCACGCGTTGCAAACCTAACCGACAGAGATTCCTTACACTGCGAGCCAGCATGCGGAGATGCATTGCGTTATTCCAACGCTTTCATGCTGGTTCCCCCATCCCCTGCCCCCGCGAGGAACGGGCGAGGGAGCGCGGTTACGGCCAGTGAGCCGATCTCCCCCAAAGGGGACCCAGGGGGAAATGGGTCCGACGCTAGATAAGAAAACTGCTTAGTTGTTCAGCATTCCACTAGTCTGGTTGCTAGGATGGGCATGTATTACTGAGAAACGGAATACCCAGTATGTGTTTTGGCCTTTCAATGTGACCTTGTTTACGAAACGCAAGGAATCATTAAGGGTCGCTCCACTCTCCAAGTGGTGCAAATCTGACTTTGGGGGTAGTGTACCCCTCGGCAAACGACTGACGAGTCCCCATTTCTGTAGTGATGCAGATTGTAAGCGGGGCCATGTTGTGTTGTGAATAGTGATGACCTGCTCTTTTGAGATGGCAACCTCACTTAGGGACAAACAACCTGGAATCCGCCGTCCCCTCCCGGGGAGAAGAGATTTGAAACATGTCCGACTCAGCTGTGTGAGTTGAGCCGGGCACCCTTCCGAGGGGGGTCGATGGTGCTTGAGGGCCGCCTTCCCCTGTATTGGAAAGATGCCGAACAACAAGAAGAACAAGCAGAAGAATGTCAAGCGTTCCAGTAAAGGAAGAAGGAGCAGAAGTGCAAGTGGGACCAGGGTCGCCCGTATCCGTTCCGGAGACGGGGATCAATCCAGCAAGCACGTGTTGCACGTCACTTCGCAGATCAAGAGGCTGCAGGTGGATTACAGTTCTGCTGTTGCAGCTGCTGCTGCAAGCATTGCGCTACCTTTGGAGCGACATGCCGTCAAAGTGGGAGGCAGCGGAAGAGTTGCCAGTATCGCCAATCCTCGATTGTCGGATACCGAGACCCTCGACAGAATGAAGACTGGAGTGGATTCACTCGACAAGCGGAATAACGGGTTTGGTGGCTACATCCTTGTGCGGTCACCACTGCTCGGGTTGATCAAGTGGATCCCCGATCACTCACAGTACGCTTACATTCCCCATTTCGCCGCGCGCACTGGGGCTGTTGAGACTGATCCTGCCTCTATGGCTTACTATCTTGGGGAACTCGGTACCACACGGAAGATTCTCATCTCGCACTTGACCTGTGGGGATGAACACGCGATGCATGGGCCTATCCTTTACCCTGTCCGCCGTGCGGAGCAGGGGTATTATTGGCAAGGTCCAGGTTCGGTCTATTTCAAGTTCTGGAAACTGGGTAGCTACAACCCTTTCACAGGTGTTGGTACGCCACTCGCAATCACTGGGAACCTACGGATGTACATCCTGAATGGTGACGAGGAGACTGTTGATCCGATTGATTTTGGTGTTGTCAACGCCGACTTCAAGATCATCACACTCGACTCTGCACCTGGCACAGATTCCTGGGGATTCGGGTATTACATCCGGTTTGAGCTAGAAATTGGAAGCACCACCAACGATGTGGAGATCTCGATGCAGAGTATCTACGGCCAAAACCCTACCAACAACGCTGGTTGGGCACATCTGCCTATGGCAGGGTACGTGGAGAAGGCGTCGACCGTCCAGTCGATTGGAATTGCGGGGATGTCGCTGTTGCTGTCCAACCGTTCGAGAATGCTAGACAAGAACGGTTCGATAGTGATGGCACAGTTCCCGAAGGGTGATTCCTTCTGGGACACACTGAACCATGGCCCGGCCCCACTTTACGAGCGTGCCTACTCGTCAACGACGAGTTCATCTGACAGGTTGAACTTTGAGACGGGTGGGTATTGTTTCGCCAAACCGGACGTCAGTGATCTGTCGGTCCGCGCATTTGCTACTGTCGATGTTTCTGAGATTCAGGTGACGAGCTACGGGACCGAGTTGACTATGTTGGGGGACTGGCTTTATGCAGGTGTCTCTCTCCAGAAAGACTTGGACCAAAACCCATTAGGGAACATCTACGACCTCCAAGTTGGATGGTCTGTGTGTTTCCAGACGATGGACCCGTGGTATGCTCAAGTCCAAGGCGGATTGGGCGGCAATCAAATCAACGACTTGGTTGACCTCCTCGGCAAGATGGACCAGTTCCACTGCAATCCGTTCCATTTCTCGGACATTCTCGGCTGGCTCAAGAAGGCTGGCAGCACCATTCTCAACGTTGCGCCTGGTATAGCTGAGGCTGTATCTGCGGCAATGCCTGAGACTGCCCCTGTGCTGTTGCCTATGGCAGCTGGGATGACAGCGATGCGTGCTATGCGGCACTGATCGCTCGCTTCTTCCTTTCCCGACCACTTTGGACAGTGGTCGCTGGCCAAGCCGGGGCACACGCAAGTGCCTCGGCCCCGGGTGCCCATTTCGTTGCTGGATGGGTTTTGACCGCCGGGCGGTCCGTACAAACAAGAGCAGCTGTGTCTAGCTGTTTGAACACCAGGCTAGCCCACTGGGTGCTGGCACCATCATGACCCACATCTCCCCTGTAATTGTGGAAAGGAGTAACCGCTCTATGACTGAACTGTCGTGGAACAAACTCTCCGTGTACTACTTGCTTGGGACTAATGTCGCCGTTAAAGCCGGATTTGGCGTGTGAATGGTCCACTGGAGTTCATACTGGGACAACACTGCTGTTTGTACTGGGCTGAGTGAAGCCGCAACACTTATGTAACGATGAGTGTTGTTGTATCCTGTTCCCCCCTGACGAGGCTGATTGGAGTTAAGCGTGAATCCTGCACGTTTAGATTGGTACTCCTTTCGGTTGAGTCGGAACAGTTCGTTACAAAGGATCACAGCAAGTGATACCACGGCC